TAGGTGTGTTTAGTGCTGCCACCCACAGCTTGAGATTAACTATTAATGTTCTCATGTGCATTATCCTCCTTTGTTATATTAGCGAGCCGCTTTTCTTCGGCTTCAATGCTTTTGAACTGTGCCAGTTCTTCCGTTAGCTCCTTGCATAGAGCTGTGAGCTGTTCGATGGTTTTCATCTGTTCTAGCAATATTGAGTCATACATTGTGAGTGTCTCGATACCTTTCTTTTCAAGTTCTTGATATTCACTTTCGGCTTGATATACTTTTCAAAGACGCCTCTCGTATTTGTGCTTTTAAAGTAGCCTGTGTACGACAACATCTGCGCCGCATCATACCAAGTTACTTTTGTCTTCTTGCTTATACGATTGGCCTTCCTTGTTGCTTTCAGCATGATTGAGCGTCTCAAGGTTGTTTTGTCTCGATAAAATCTAAAGCCCATGAAATCAATAAACCTACCTCTGCGCTTCCCTCCGGCAATATAGTCAAATCTGAATATCTGCCAGTTTGCTTTTAGTCTTAAGCCTAGTGTCTTCAAGTACTCTTCAATCTTCTTTTTCAATTGTCTCAGCTTCTTTTTGCTATTCGATAATATGGTCATGTCGTCCATGTATCGAATCATCTTTCCGAAGCCTAGTTCTGATGTGATGTAATGGTCTAAACTTGTTAGATAGAAATTAGCGAACCATTGTGAGGTATAGAATCCAAGCGGAATACCGTGAGGCAGCACTCGTATTATTTTCTCTAATAGTTCCATCATTCTTTCGTCTTTGATAATTCTTTTAAGCTTAGATATCAAAACATCCTGATCTATGCTCTCGAAGTAATGATGAATATCAATCTTGAGTACATATTTGCTTGGGAGCCATTTTTCCAGCTGTCTCTTTGCAAGGTGACATCCTCGCCCTGGTATTGAGCCATAGCTGTGTTTATACATCGATTTCATGAATACAGGCTTAATCGTCTGTACTACCATGTGATGTATCACTTGCTCCTTTGGTGTTGGAACTATAATTGTTCTTTGCTTTCTTGAAATGCCATCGTAGATTTGAACCGGCACATGTGGATCATTGTGATAGTTCTTTGCATATTCTCTGAAGAATGGAATGTAGTAGTCTTTCTTCTTTTCCATTCTTCTGAGTTTTTCTTTCATTCGTTTGTCCTTGTTGCCAAGGCTCGCTCTATGGATTGCTGTCTCAATGTTCTGGTCGGATATTAGTTCCTCCCATAGATGCTTATATGTTTTCATGTTGTCTCTTCCTTGTTGTCTTAATTCTGTCTTATCCTCTATGCGATTTTCGGCTAATGCTTACTAACCGCACCTTGCTGTCGAGTATTATTTTTGCCAAGGGGCAACGAAAAAAGAAGTCATTTTGTCTTATTGGATAAGACTTGGACGAGGCGATGTTCCAGTTCGCATTAGAAGCAGCATTGTTCAGATTCGCAGCAAACGCACCGCAAATAGCGGAATTGTTCGAGTTGCCACCGACATACGCAACGAGCGACCTCTTAATCCGTATATTTAATTAAAGAGCATAAAGGGAAACTAGAAGTTTCCCTCTTGCTCATTCTTCGCAATTCACCTTTCCTTAAGAAGCAAGTGGCTTCAAAGACAAGGACGAGGCGAAGTCCCAGCTCGCACGAGAAGCAGCATAGTGCAGAGCCGCAGCAAACGCACCGCAAAAAGCGGAATTGTTCGAGTTGCCACCGACACACGCAACGTCTGTTTGGCCGTTATTGAACCACATGCCATCGCATTCAAATGTGCTATCAGAACCTGATGCGGTAACAGGAAGGCATCCATATTCAGTCATCTTAGTTGCTGAGATATATCCGCCCGAAGTTCCTGCTGGCGTAGCATTTGCGATTGCGATATATCCTGTTCCTACAAAATCATAATCTGTAGCTGTTGAGCCATCAGCTGTGCCCTTTGTGAGCTTAATCTTCTGTGTACCGCTTACGTTAAGCCATCCAAGGAGTCTGTTCCACTGATTGCCCCAGTAGTGTTCAATTCCGAACACCTTAACGCCAAGTCCTGATGTGCCAGATGTTCCGTAGAACATTCCGTACTTATCAAGAGCTCCTGTAGCAACTACCGACTGCGAGCCTGGCGCATTGCCATAGCCGAACGATTTCTGTGTGTTTGTTGACTTGCTGATGAGTACGAGTAAATCATTGACCATCATTCTATCTGCAAGCACTGACATATCCCATTCGCCACCGTTTGCTTTTGCAAGAGTTCTCTCAGCTGCAGCTGTCTGCGATGCCATGCATGTCTGGCCGCTAAGTGAGCGCATCTTAGAGCTGATGCTTGAGCCTCTATATGCTGCCATGTAGCAATATGGAATGATGTCGCCGTTTTTATCTGTGTGAGCATATGCTTTGTAGTTCGAATCTACTGCTGCATCAGAGAGATAGCAATATTCATAGGTTGAATCCTCCCATCTCTTGAAGTAGATGGTTGGAAACTGAATCATAGCGTTGCCATTGTATGATGTATTTGTTACATCAGAGGCGCCGCTTCCATCTGCTTTCTTAGTGAAGTCGTTCTCATCCAGGTAGTAGTCAACTGTTCCGTTAGCCTTTACCATACATGGACGAGGCATGAAGAACGCATTTTTCCATGAACCATAATTGAACTTGTCGGCTGTGAAGTCCATATATGCTGGTTCAAAATCAGCATTATCAACGTCAGAAGGATACTCGATTCTGACCGCTGTTCTCTTGTCACCCTTAGTCTTTCTATATCCATATAGAATATAGCTTCTTAGGGTAATTTCATGCCAGCCATACGTCTGAAGGTTAACAACCTTAGAATGGCTTCTCAAGCCTTCTGTAATAGTCCACTCGCCACCATGAGGGAGTATCAAGGTTGCCACCCTGTCATTCCCCACTGTAGCTGTGACCATCTTTGCTCCATCGGTAGCGCTGATTGTCTGACCGATAAGAGCTGCGTCGGTTTTAACTCTGAGCTTCATCAGCTGTCCTGTTGTAGCCCATACAATATCTGCAAAACTCATTATTCGACCTCCTTTACTACGTCAATAGAACCATCAGCGTTGAATGTAGTTGTCTGTCTCCACAATTCTCCGCCCAGTGCATCTTCTAGAACCTGGGTGATTGTTCCATCAGCGTTGAATGTAGTTTCGAGTGTTCTTCCGTCGCCTTTGGTTTCGGTTATGGATCCATCATCATTGAATTCGATGTGAGTTTCCTCAAGACCCATTCGAGCCTTATCAACTCTTTCGATTTCAAGCTGAAGGTGTCCTGCTGCAGATTCGTCTAATATATTCTGAATGGTCTGAACCCATGCTTCGAATGATGCTTTCTGTGCAACTTCCCACTCTCCAAATTCTTCCTGCTGAGCCTGTGCCCAAGCAGTCATCTGCTGGTTGAGTGTCTCTGTGTCGAACTCTGCAATTGGAGAGATTACTCCGCATCGTTCTGTGTCGTACCTTGTATCAGTTATCTTGTCGGTTGTTATTCTTGTCGCATGGGCTCCGACGAAGATGTCTGCAAGGCCAAGCTCATATATCGAGCCTTCTCTTGTTAGATCAGGATGAACAGGGCTTGATGATGGTACGCCCTGTACAATATACAAATCGCAAAGACGTACATTGTCGTTATCGTTCAGTCTGAGCACGACAGTGTCAATTCTGTCGTATGTTCCATCTGAAGCTGTAACTACTAAAGTTCTTAGCTCCTCTTCCAAAGCTAACAGCCCGTCTACAACTCCGAATCCAGGATTGACTGTGACAGTCATGTCTCCTGTTGCGTATACTTGCAATGAAGTTGAAACTGTAGGGTCGATGCCCTCTCTTACTAGCTGTCTGATTAGCTTACGGAATGGAGCTGAGGTTATTGCTCTGTCAAACTCTGGTATTCCATCGGAATTGAAATTGACATGTGAATCAAGCGGATATGCTATCATCTTTTTGACCTCCTTATACTTCAAATTCCATTGTTAGATTCCATGTGCCACTTTTGATTACTTCGTTGCAGCCAATAAGAACTGCTTCTTCAGATAATCCAATCTCGGGCACCTCTAAAGAGCATCTATCGCCTAAATCAAAATCTGTTAGGTATTCGTAGCTACCCTCAAGAGCATCAAAATCAAAAGACATCTTTGGCTTATTCTTGATAAGCTCTTCATGTCCTAAATTCATCAATCCTTGGATGTACTCAGCTTCTGTTGAGTAGTCCTCTTTGTTAATTGATGCCTGTACTTTTATAAATCTGTCAGCTGTATCTTCTGAGGCTCTTTCCTCATTGGCTATCAGCTTAACAACATCAACATTGTTTTGACTGTAGCTATGTTTCACGATATAGCAATTCTTATAGTCGCTTGTGCTTATCACAATGTCAGGATTAATAAGATTGCCGAAGGCCGTTGAGAATATAACTGGATTCTCTCCGTCTTGGTTGTCCTGCGTTCTATCGTGTCCTTTCCAGCATTCGAATGATACTGCTGCATTGATATGGTCATATACAATTCTGTAGCTCATCTGTGATGGCTTTAAAATTGTATATATTTTAGAGCCTAGGTATTCCTCGCCTCGCTCGTGTTCTGAGTAATGTCCTCGTCCCTGTGATTGCGACGTCGCAATTCCTAGAAGGCTTTCCTTAGCTACTCCATCAACTGTGTATTCCACATCTTTGAATGCATCAAAAAAGGCAGTGGCAACATCCTCTGCCGCTCCCGTTTGGTTAATCCAATTTGGTGCGTTTGTGATATTGCCAGTGCCATAAGGGTACACAATCCTTCGATCTAATTGCTTCTCCAGGAAGTAACCTGAGAGAGCAAATACAGGACCGTCGGTCTTGAAATAATAGTTAATCTGAGTAACTTCTCCTACCTCTGGCCTATCCTTCGAATAGATATACTTGATTCTATTGTCGTATTGGCTCGCTGGTAGTACGACTGAGAATGTGCCAGCTTCGTAATACTTCCTACGCCACTGCAAATTCGAATACTCTAACAAAGTCACGATGTTGAATTCTGAGTCTAGGCCCATTATTTCAATTTTGCTTTTGCTCATTAGACTACCTCGTATTGCTTGTTGTAGTAGACAGTCACGTTCATGTGTGAGCTGCCGTT